AGAGCTTTTGCCAAAAACTTCTGACTGCTTTGGCATCTGTAACAACTTCATCAACAGTCTTTTTGATCTCCATGAAAGACGTTTTAGCGTCTTTGTACAGCTTGCATCCCTGCTTGATTGCGGCAACGCAAGCATTGGCGGCAAAGAGGATGGAGATCGGGTCAATTTTTTACTCGTAAAGAATGTTGATTGTGCCAGCGTCAAAAGTGTCTGTGCCGTTAACTGTGGTGATGCGTACTTGAGTCAATGTGTCGGAAAGGGTTTTGTTTCCTGCGCCAATTGAACCTGAATTACCTGCCGCTGGACTTGTCGCCGTTGTAGTTGAGCTAACCCAAGCATTTGTTCCCAAATTAAAAAGCGTAACCGCACCTGAAACAAGATAAGAAGCATTGCCTACAGCATAAACCACCAGACCCGTTGTTGAATTTCCGCTGGTAGTCCCTGCGGATGCAACAGAAATATATCCAGTGGTTTCAAACCCACCAGAATCACCTAATTGAACTTGAATTAGTGAAGTACCACTTGTACTCACCCCACTAAACATCACAGTGATGCGCTTCACCCACGATGGCAAACCTGTAAAGTCAATTGAAGTTCCTGATGTAGATGCAACGGCAGTGCCAGAGGTAATTACGCTGGATGCCATTGAACTTACTACCGCACCTGTAATTGCCGGGCTGGTCAGTGTTTTGTTTGTCAGTGTCTGCGTGTCAGTTGTACCAACAACAGCCCCTGCTGGGTTGCCTACACCCCCTGCTGGAAATGTAACTCCTGCTGTTCCGCTAATTACTGTTGTCATTGTTGTACTCCTTATCTAAAGAATTTACCAACCATCCAGCACACTACTGAACAGCGTTGGCCTTCTTCTATGTCTTCCACGCCGTGCATGATGAACGATGGGAACACAAGAACTGTGCCTTTTGTTTGTGGTGGGTAATGCTTGTCTTGCCCATCCTGAATGAAGAACTTGCCGCCCTTGAAGTCATCGTTCAAGAAAGCCAATACAGTCAATTTGCGGCACTCGTCTCCCTGCGCCAAGAACGTGTCTACGTGCGCCTGATACCTGCCACCTGCGGGGTAAATTAAGAACTCGGCTTGATTTGAATGGGTGATGTCAAACTTCCATGCAGCATGATTAGCCGCCAAGCCAACAGCCGCAAGACGACCGCCAATGTCTTTGTAGGTTGGCAGCATGACCCGCTCAACATTACGGACAGTCTTGTCAATTGTGCCGTCACCCGTACCAATTACAGGGGGTTGTTTGTCTGTCTTGTCGCTGGTGTACAGCTTAATCAACATGTCGCAGGCTTCAGGTGTCAAAACATCCTGAAAGAAACGATAACGAAACTCTTCCTGCGGCACGTTTAAACCATGACGTTTGTCAAATTTCCACTCTTTGTGAGGGCCATCGGCATCAACGTAATGCAAGAACACTTGAGCCTGCCACTTACCCTCGGTGTACTTCTCCCGCCAGTGGTGCTTATCCATACCGCGATAAAGGACTGCGTCACCTACAGCCATCTTGACTTCAGATGCGTTCTTTTTACCTTCGTCACCCATGTAGATGGGCCACACATCCCCATCAAACCCAAGGGTCAGGGTTGCGCTTATCTCACAGCTTTCGCGGTCTGTATGGATGGCAAGCTCTTCACCGGGCGAATACAACCGAGCGTAGCTGTATGTTGGGTAAAGGCGTTTACCAGATGCTTTCTCAAAATGGGGTAGCAACTGAACCAATAAGCTGTCGAATGCTATTGCGCCATGCACCGCTTCTGAAGTTGGGCATTGGTCGTCTTTGACGGTTTTTTGTTCCGCAACCAGACGCTTAAGTTCGTTTGTTAACTCACGGCAGTTATCCTTATCAAGGAAATCCTTGAGGTGGACGTATTTTTCAACAACAAACTGGCTGAGTTGGTCACACATTAGGCAGGCTCCGGCTCAGGAGGAACGGGGATGGGCTTAATTGTTTGGTCAGATGGGTCGTACCAGAATTGGTCTTGGACGACATCATTCGCGCAAGGAGTCCAAAACATCTCTACCGACACAGGGAATGTCTGCCCTTGATCTACAACTTGAGCAACACGATACCCGGTTTCTCTTGGCTCAATTGTTGAAATAAGTGCTTCTTTCATTAATAGAACTCCTCAATGATTACTACACCTGCTGCACCTGCGCCACCTGTTGTTGCCGGGGAAGGGCCTTGTTTTATCGCACCACTTCCGCCACCTCCGTATGCTCCGCCAGCTATACCATTTGCAGGTGTGACGTTACATAAGCCTTGACCAGCCCCTCCGAGGCTGGATGAGCCACCAATCCCCGCCGCGCCATTCGCGCCGCTACCGCCGCCATTACCTTTTATATTTGATTGCCCCCCGCTTCCAGCGCCGCCAGCGCCGCCATTTGAAAAATTAGCTGTTGGTGAGCAATTTGCGGCTGTTGTCCCGCCTGTTGCTGTAATAACAGTTGCTGGCGCAGCACCAAAAGAGGATGATGAGGCCGCCGCCCCAACTGTATAAGGCTGTGGGCCGGGTAATGATGGTGCAGAATAATATGCAATAGACGTTCCACCGCCACCGCCACCGCCTGCACTTTGGTTGTTGGCTACAACCGGGGCATTACCACCAGCACCGCCGCCGCCAACTACGGTTACTTTGATTGATTTGACTGTTGCGGGTTTAGTCCATGTACCGGGAGACACGGCGACAGTCATTGTGTTTACGCCAGTAGCTGCGTTTACAACAGCCCCAACGCCCGCCGTGCTTACCTGAGCATACCAAGTTGTATTAGAAAGCCGGTAGACAAACGTCATTGCGCCACCAGCCAACATGGTGGTTGGGTTACCAACAATACTTTGCCCAGTGTTTGGGCTGACTGTCAACGCAGTAATTATTTGAGTTGAACTAAATGAAATTGTCATCCCGTCAGTAGGAGACGCAGGCATTGTGATTGTGCCTGTTGCCAACGTATCCGCAGGGTTCATCACCAGAACAGTTGTTCCGGCGGCAAATGTGTATGAGAACCCAGTCGTTGGGGTTTGGTAGTCGTACTGCTGGAGCAGCCCGTTTGTTCCGTCAATTTTTGCTGTCATGCTAATTGCTCCTCTGTGGGTTTAGGCAGTGTTGGGTGTTCCCACTTTGCAATGTAGTCACCTTTGCCATCGCTGTCGTTTTGCAAACGGATACTTCCAATTAAGCCAAAATCTGCATCAGTAAGTTGCGGGTAAATTGCTTTAATTTTGTCGTAGAGTGTCATCATGCGCTCCTTACCATTGATGCGGCAAAATAATATAAATCAGGTCTTGATGCCAAAGTGTTGTAAGAAGAACCTTGTCCTTGTTGCACATAAAAACCAATGTAATCGGATGAACCATTTAAATAAACTAAACAATTTACACCTACAACCTGCCCAGCTGAACCAAATGTAATTGCTGTAACTTGATAAGTTGCACCATTTTTATAGATAAATGCGGCGACTTGACCAGCTGAAGGTGCCGAATACCATGCGGCATTTACTTGATAATACCCCGCTACGTTGGGCAAGAATGAATATGCTGGAATACCGCCAACAGTAGAACCTGTATTGTTATAGCAAGATGCAGTGTCAAATAACTCTGTATTTACATTTAATATTGTGACTGTGGTGTTTGGAATAGATTGTGCTGCACTTGCATAAGCACTAAACGCAGGGCCATTAGCCATCAATGTGGCAGTCTGTGTTGGCAACGTCAGTGTGTAGTTGCTATTCGTGTTTGGTGCGGCAATGGTCAGCGCACCTGACCCACTTGCGTTACCTGAAAGTGATACTGAACTCATGTGTTCTCCTTAAACGACTGTCCAGACAGAATTGCTTGGAACTGTAACTGTGACGCCTGAATCAATTGTGACTGGGCCAAACGTACCTGCGTTCTTGCCTGTGGGGATTGTGTAGCTGGCTGTGACGTTTAAATCATTCTCAAAGAAGATCTGGTCGCCGCCTGCGCCCGATGCCCCGCCACCGCCACCTGCAACTTTGATGAAATCTGTAGCAGTCGCATCCCAAGCCACAAGAGCAGAGCTACCCGCTTCGACCTCAACGCCGGTTGTGTATGAACTTGATGTGCCGCCCCGAATATAAATCGAGCTTTGGTCGGTACAGTTATTGATGACAACATAGGTTTTGCTCTGCTGTGGGGCGTAGATGTACCGAGTTGTTGCTGGTGTGCCAGTGGCAATCAGGATTGCGTATCGAGCCTGATTAGTTGATGGGTTGGCGGTATCGCCGGGGGTAGTTGTGGTCAAAGTCCAGTCCGCGCTGGTCACGCTTTGGCTTTGGTAGCCAGCAATAGAATTCTCAACAAACTGCGTGAGCGTAGAGTTGGTTACGTTACCCCACGTATTGGTGAGTTCTCCGGTTACTGGCTGAACCAGCCCTAGCAGTGTGGTATATGCTGATGGCATGTTTAAACTCCTTTTTGCATTCTATTTCTTTATCAGACAACAGTCCAGACAGAGCCAGAAGGAACTGTCACGGTAATACCTGAATTTATGGATACTGGCCCTGCGCTGATGGCATTCCTGCCTGTATTTATGGTTGAACTGACGGTTATCGTGGCATCGTTCTCTGTGTATCCGTCCCCACCAGATACCGATCTACCGGCTGGGTAAGTGACAAACACGTCCTTTGTACCTGCGCTGAATGACACCAAGCTGCCAGAATTACTGGAATCCAGCACAACTGTCCGAGCCAGCGTAGTACCTGACGAGGCGTAAGTGCCAATCCCAACTTCCCACTCAGACGTACCCTGACCCGCAATCGTGTAATACGTGGTGTTGCCGTCGCCAACGACAGAGAAAGACTGATACCCTGTGACGGCTCCATCAAGCGTGACTGTGCCTGTACCAACGGTGGTGGTAGTTTCCCTAACTCTGTCAGCTAAAACTAAGGCCATGTCTTACTCTCAGGTTGTCCCAATTTTTGTCCAAGTGTTGGGGTTGCTGTCATTTATCAACTCCCAATCAGTTGATTCTGCGGTGTTTATAGTTGCCCAGCCAGCAGTTTGTGCAGCGTTGATTGTCGCCCATGTTGTGCTTTCTGAGGTGTCTATATTGCCCCAATTTGCGGTTTGGCTGTCGTTGATAAGCTCCCACAAGAACCTAGCAAAGAACGAATCAGATGCCGTGACTGCCTCTTGGATGGCGCACAGGAACACCTGCGTGGCAAACACTTCGTCAGTTGCTGACCCAAACTCCTCCACCAACGCCTCAAATGTGGCAAAAGCATCAATCGCGTCAGTGGCTGCGGATGACTCCGTAATGTCAGACAACCACAAGTTTGAAGCCTCGTTGGTGTCCGTAGCGGTTGCTGTCTCGCTGACCGACCCAAGGAACGCAAAAGAGCTTGATACTTCATCCGTGGCTGTGGCGCTTTCGGCAATCAAGGCCAAGTAAATTGGTGTTGCTGAAGTTGAGTCTGTTGCTGTAGCAGTCTCCGCTACATTTGTAGCAAAGGTCTGTACCGCAGAGTTTATCTCTGTGGCGGTCGCCGTTTCACTGACCGCGCCCAAGAATGTAGCCTTGGCTGAGATTGCGTCTGATGCTGAAGCCGTCTCCACTACCGGCGCATTGAATGTGCTGGCAGCTACTGTGTCTGTGTCTGTGGCGGTTGATGTCTCTGTCACCGAGGATGTGAAGGTCATTGCCCCAGAGATTGAATCTGTAGCTGTCGCAGTCTCAGCGACCGAAGTGACAAAGGTTTGTGCCGCAGAGAAAGAATCCGTGGCTGTGGCTGTCTCCGCTATCGTTGTGGCAAACGTCTGAATTGCTGAAGTAGCGTCTGCCGCGCTTGCTGTCTCTGCAACAGATGCTGGGAATGTTGCCGCTGAAGACATCGCATCCGTGGCGGTGGATGTCTCAGAAATTGCTGCGTAATACTCTAAAAGCGAAGATACGCTATCCGTCGCTGTGGCTGTCTCCGTTATGAATACTGCATAAACAGAGTTAGCAAGCGACGAAAACGGGGCTTGTGAGAATGCGGATATGCCGAACACTCGTCATGCCCCACTCATATTAGACTGCTGAAAGATCAGATTCAGCAAACCAGCGTTGTTGCGTATTGCCGTTGACATCTGTCCACTCAATCAAGTAAGACACATTGCCTTCGTCATCCATACGCATACCGATCACCGGGCCTTGAGGCACAACGCCAGACAGCTTTACGACATCGCCTTTTTTGAATGTTGCCATGATTAACCTGCCAAACTGAGTGTGTAAGTGACGTTCAATGTGTCTCCTGACACAACTGAGCGGTCGCCGGGAGAAGTGAAATCAGATGCTGAGTACAGAGTGCCAGTCGATCCACCCTTGGTGTTGTCGCTGACCAAGAACGCACCGCCAACAGTTGCCGTTGCGTTGATGCTGTACACCGCAGGTGAAGCGGAGTTCGTAGCCACAGAGGGGTTGGCTGTGGTGGGGGTGGCGAACGTGCAAGCTGGACGTGTTGCTTGGCTGTAGGGGACAATCTCTGTCCAACCGCCGTGTGAAGACATGGTGTCAGTAGCGGAGGGGCTGTTTGATGCGCCTGCGCCATACAAGCCAATGTACCAAGTGGCGGTGTAAGCACTGCCAAGGAAGTACTTGTTGTTCATGTCCTGCAAGCCGCCATTGACAACCAAATTGGGGCATTCAGCTTCCCACTTCAGATTACCGTCCTTGTCAAAGCACTGCATTGTGTAAACGCCTTTGGCGGATGCTGTCTCTCCAGCTTCCAAGGCTTTGGTGATTGCGCTACCGATAATATCGGCGGCTTGGGCTTTTTCTACAGTTGACATTTGTCGCTCCTTAAATAAGTCTGATGAGTGCGGATGTGCTAGTGTTAGCAGGCATCGTCACAGTGAAAGTATTGTTGGATGTTTTATCGTTACCGAAGTCCAACACACAAATTGCGCCATTTGCTCCAGCCTTGTAAATCAAAGCTCCACGCGCAGTGATCTGCCCCGTCCATGCTGGGGCAGAAAACGAAACATACGTAACGCTACCAGAGGCAGTCGGCTCTGATGAGACTGTCGCCGTTACAACCTGCCCACCTGCTGTGTAATTTCCACCCGTAGATTCGCCTGTGGTTGTGTACTCAGTCGTGGTTTGGCTCAATGTGGCATCGTTGGTGTACAACGCCAAATAGAACGTGTCAGTGGTCAAGTTGATTGACGCATCAGCCAGTCCGGTGCGGAGTGTGTTGCAGGAGTAGTTGCCTGAGAAAGCCATCAACGCACCCCGTTATTCTGAGGTAGCGGAGCCACACGGTACTGACCACTGCGGTATGCGTCACTGCGTTCCAGACCATCACCCAGACGTTGAGCCATCGCAAGTGCTTCTTTGTACTTGCCGTCATACAACGCCATCATGTCGGCTTCACCCTTCATGTAGGTATAGGCTTCAACCAGTGTGCCGTACAGCAGCACGGTGTCAAAGTTGTCGCCCAGCCATGTTGTGGATGCTGTGACAATTGACTCGGGGTAATAGTAGTAATGCAACTCAACATCGTAAGCCGCATCAGGCGTTGGGCCAAGGATGAAGCTCAACTCGTTTGTCACAACAGGGGTCGCACCCGAGGTTGTGGTTGGGCCAAACAATGCGTAGTACTTGGGAAGTGCGGTGTCTGTTGGCTGTGGATACGCCTGACGAATGAAGTTCACGTCCTTGTTCAACAAATACTCGTAGCTGCCATCGGTGTTGATAACCGCCATAGAGAATGTGGACAGGAAGTCGCTGGGGCAGGACAAGTACTTGTTTCCAGACGATGTAACCCCCGTCACGTTCTTACGCAACGAGGGGAACTGAACTGTGTTGTAGATGCGTTGCTCTGCCTGAGATATGAACGTGTTCATATTCGCCGTGGGTACGACGTTCTCAGTGTAGTCAGTGACCGCAACTACAAGCTGGGCGTAATTCATGCCATTGGGCCTCTAGCCATCAAGCCTTTGGTTGCCGCGCCAGTGCCACGGATTTTGATACCAGTTGTCTTGGTGGGTGGGTAGTCTTGGCTACGGGTGTTTGCCACAGACACGTTTGCTTTGCGCATGGTCTCTTTTGCTGGCTCTTCGCCTACAACTACGCTTGCGACTTTCTTGGGTACTTTGTATGTTGCCATGTTATTTACCCCGTCCGGCGCTGCGCTGGTTCATCACCTTCGCCATGTTGCGACCATATTTCAGCATGTCACTGTTGGTTTTGCCACCAGCCGCCATTTTGTGCATACGTTTTTCGTGGGACTTAACTGCTTTACCCGCAATCCTTTTTACCTGCTTTGTGTCCATGTTTAAACTCCTATGTTACCGTTACCGTGACTGTACCAAGTTCTATGGTTAAAACCAAGTTATTTGGCGTTAAACCATCGTCATTTGCCCGTGATCCACCAACTGGATACCAACCCCACTGGAAGATGCGACTGCCACCTTCAACCGTACCCGCCCCGTTTGGCCCGTTGCCTGTCGGAACAAGTTGCAAACCGTTCGTTCCTGAAAACACATAACTGCGATCAGGGCGAGGGTTCATCAAAGCCTGCGGGTCATCCACTGGAAACATACCCAATTGCAATTGCGGTTGATCTGGATCCCAGCACTCAGGGCAAACCAAGAGGTTGTAGTTCTTGGTCTTAATGATTTCGGTCTTGAGAACGCTCAATTTAAACCGTTGGTCACAGCGGTCGCACTGGGCAATTGCAAACTTACCACTGGCAAACCTGTTCCCCATTAAACAAATCTCCCTTTGGTCTTACCACGGGAGGCTCTGCCATCGCCACGGCTAGAAGCAGAAACTTTGCCGCCTTTTTTGTAGGTGTCGCCAGCAGCGTTACGTCTTTCTTCGGCAACATGATCGGCAATGCCCATACCCATTTCGCCGCTAATATTTTTGGAAGCTCTCTCTGCTGAACCCAAAAGCTCCCGCTCCTGCGTTCTCAAGTCTTTTATTTCTTTACGCCGTTGCGTTTGTTTTTTTAACTCTTCGTAAGTTGCTTGACCCTGTGGTGTTTTATAAAATTTCTCACTTACGGCTTTATCTGCCTTTAACGCCTCTGGGCTAGGAACCTTTGATCCATATTTAATATTGGCAATACGCTCGCGAGCAGCCGCAGTTTTCGCCGTTTGTTTTCCTAACCCCATAAAGCCCGATGCAACAGCTTTGCCCGGGCCGCCAACCAAATACTCTTCTGGGTATACAGGCTCAATTGCCTGCTCCTCTGCGGTTGGAAGGCGGCGTGTACGAGCCAAATTCTCGTTATGCTTCTCTAATACGCTTTTGTACTTTTCAGCCATCATTACCTCCCAATGTAGGTTTGACGGGGTACAAGTCTCAAAGCTGCTTTCTCATGATCTTCATAAGCTGCAAGCTCCCACGCCTCGTCATACTGGGCTTTGAGGAACGGGAGACGCTCTGCGCCCATAGGAACTTTTCCAGCGATGTAATACGCCAAGCCCGCCGCCATACAGGGGATGAAGCGGAAAGGCACGTCCATGATGTTGACACCGCCGCCTGCGTCTTGGGTGCGGCGTAAGCGCCAATACACAAATTGATACTGCTGTGCATTGTCTGGGGTAGGCCAAACGGTGATCGCGGGGACTTGTTGCCAGTACACAGCGGTGTTGTCTGCGTGGCTTGCGGCAGTGGTGTTCTGCTGGGCGCGGAAGCAGCTATACAAGGTGTTTCCTGAGATGTACCCGTAATTGATGATCTCGTTCTCAATCTTGACAAACCCGGCGGCGGGAAGGCCAACCGCAGAGTCCAGCGTGATTTCAGTGTCAGTGCTGGTGATATCACCGTCCAAGGTCAATCCTGTGGGGGATGTCTGCCCGTTGTAGCGTTGAATCCAAACCTGAATGGGTCTGGCTTGGGTGATTTTGTTGGGGATAGTGGCGTAGGTGGATACGCTGATCCTTGTGATAGTCAAGTCAGCCTGAGTTGCCGCTACGTTCGCACCTGTACGGATCACATGCTCAAGCAAGTCGATGGTGTCATCAGGCAGGGCGTAGGTGTTCTGACCTTGCACAAAGTCAATCGTGCCGGTCTCAATCGTCCACAAGTTGATGCCACGGTTTGCCCAGTCAGCAAACATGATGTTTAAACTGCGTCTGGCGGTCTTAAGGTCATAACCGGTGCGCAACTCACTACCGGCGCGTTCAAACGCCTCCTCGACCAACTCGGTGAGGTCAAGATTAAATGATGATGCGCCAGAGGTTTGTGCCATTATCTAAATCCTGCCGTTTTCTTTGCCACTTTGGGTGGTTGTTTCACGAATTGCTTTCCGGCTTTTTTCCCCGCGCGTTTTGCACGAGTTGTCGCAGCGTACTCAGCAGGGCTGAGAGCTTTGATCGCATTCTCAGGAAGATATCTTTCACCTGTGTCAGAAGAGCGTTTGCCACTTTTGGTTCTCCATTTTTGGTCACCCCAGTTTTTTAAGGACTGTTGTGGCGCTTTCAATCTCTGTACCCCCCGCCAGCAGCCTTGTATTTCTTGGCTACCAACTGAGCTTTCCTTGCTGACCACTGACCTGCACCTGTGCCATGAGTAGCTGCCGCCTTTACCTGAGACACAATCCGCTTACGCAGACCGGGCTTGGTGTAGTTACCAGCGGCGTTTACTTTGCCACCCCCCGCATACATATCCACATCTTGCGGTTCATCTTTGCGACGGACGACTTTTCTCCCGGGCATCTTCTTCGGGTTGATTGCGCCCATGCCGCGAGAGGCCATCATCGAATTAGCGTCCCACGGGTTTTGCCACGTTGAGCGCAACCATCAGCACGACTGGAAGCTGTACCACCGGAAGCAAATGTTTTACCCATTTCCGTCTTGGTGGTTGGCGCAGTCTTTCTCTTCTGGTACGCTTCTTCGTCTTTTGCTTCTTGCATAGACTGCTTCTGACCGGAGGTCATTGGCTCTTCTACGCCGCGAGTTTCACGCTTTACTTCAGCATCAGCTTCATCTCTGGCTTTCCGAACTTTTTCTGATGTGGCTTCTTTAGTTTCGTTTTTTGCCCAATTTTTATCCCATGATGCTTGCGCGGCGGCGTTGCCGATGGTTGTTTTAGCACCCCATTTAGTAGCCATGATTCACCTCAATACATTTTGCAACGAGTTTTGCCGCGAGATGCAATACCATCCCCACGACGCGAAGCGGTCATGCCGCCTGAAGCCATCTTGACTGCGCCACCATATTTCTTGTTGAGAGCCGATGAGCCGGGGAATGGAGTGCGCGTAACAGGAGAAGTCGAACTAGATGTAGAAGTTTGAG